ACCAAAATGGGCAACCTCATAAGGGTGTCCGAAGGGAGAAATAAAAAACTTCCAGTTTGAAGCCCGGCATTTTGCCGGGCTTTATTATTTTTGGATAAAAACCGAAGATATGACCGGATAAAATACATACAGACGAATTTATCTAGCATTTAAATACAGCTCAAATTTGAATCTATGTGAATGCTATAATCCTTGTGTTTGTTCCAATTCAATTGCATTAAGGTAGAGCTATAGACATAAAAATTGCCTTTGTGAACCAATACAGATTATGTTGGATAAAACTATATCGGAATCACTAAATGTCTATGTTGCTTGCGTTAAGGATTGCAGCGGTATCCTTTCACTTGAAAAGTATGTGCGTTGGGGTGAAAGAGCGGAAAGCCTGACCCAAAGGGGAACGCCCAATTAAAATGAGGCCACAGCTTCGCGTTCAAAGTTGTTCAAAATGGTTCGAAGTAAGTATCAACTATAGTTTTAAATCCTCGGACTTACAAAAGTTGAAGATTTCAAAAGCAGTCCTCCGTATTTCGTCCAGATACGCTTATCAACGGCATCGCCGAAGTGGGTTGCTTCCTCGGGCATGATGGAGGCTTTGCGCTCGGAGCTTTTATCCTTCTGGAATTTGCCGTCCTTATCTATTACCTTGGTATTGTTCATTGATATTAGGGTGAACTTGCAGTTTTTCCCGTTTATAATTACATGGGGGTACCTGGGGTTGTTGCCTTGCATGATATTTGACCAAAGAAGGTATTTTTCATGTTGGGGTGGTTCCTGGCCTTTGTGCATACGGTAAGTTACCCTCCATTTGTTTTTTATGAACCTGTCCGCTACCTGTTCGTTATAGGGTTTTGATTGCTTGATGTTGGGTTGTCGGTGGCTGCCGTATTTATCCGCGAAGAAAATAATTTCTTTGCAAGAATGGTATTGGTAGTATTGGCAGAACTGGTCCACCAGTTCGTTTAGCATGGTGTCCGACACTTCATCTGGTTTCACAAAAAACTCGTTGATGATACAGTCCACCGACTCCGTGTTTTTTGTGGCGAAGTTGTAGAAGCGTTCCTGCCCAACCGAAAGGAGGCAGATTTTAGCTCCCCAATCCGGGCAAACTTCGAGGGGGCGGGAGGGGTCGCAATCGAGATCGAAGCGGCTGTCAATTTTGGAAAGTTGTTTATGATCGAAGTTGTTTTGTTCGGCATAAGAGCGGATGAAGGCATCGTTGGAAGCGTCGTAATAAATGTGGCGTGAGCTGTCCAAGTGGTAATAGCAATCTTCCACTTTATCAATTACCCAATTCATTATTCCGATTAGAAAAATTAGCTGTGGCAATTTTTGGTATTCCCTTGCAATGTATGACATACCAAGGTTGACGATATTGTCAAAGGCGTTTGACAGCGTGAAAAGGATATTCTGTTTGCTTACAAAAGGGACTATTTTTTGTTTGAGCCTTATTGTTTCGTTGTGGATATTAGAATAAAGGGTCGCATCTTTTTGTAGGTAAGCCTTAATAAGTTCAACCTGCAGCAGAACAATGCGGTTCCAGATATCGAAAAGCTGGATACCTTGTTCTTCCTCGTAATACTTGCCGAAATCGAGGAGCCAGCGTTGATCCTGGGAGTAAGGCATGGAAGAAACGAAACGGAAACCATGGTGTTGTTTGATGGGTTTCGCTGAGCGGAAACCAAAATATTCTTCGTTACCCCGATTGGTGGGTGAAACTTCCTGGTCGTATTGAGCTTTATCGAGAGTAAGGGCTTCATCGACAATTTCGCGGTCGATGTTCGGGCCACGGGCACTGCCGGATCTATCTTGACTTAGTAATAAAAAGCCGGTTCCATTGCGGAAGCTAATAAAATTCTTGAATTTGGAAACTTTTTCGAAAGGGGTTTCCCATCCTTTGGGGGGTTGAAGGTCTATTACATAGTCCTTTCCTTTTTCATACCCCAGGAGTTCAAGGCATTTGAGGGTTGATGGGAGTGTGCGGGTCATAATCTGGCCGTAGGTTTGGCCGGTTATGGCAGAAATGCTACGGGGCATTTTGCGGACGATCCTATCAATATCAAGTCCTATAATATAAGATTTCCCTGTTCCACGACCGGCAATATCCACTTCGGATTTTGCATTGTTGATTACCGGGGCAAGTTGGTAGGTGTTTAGGTTGAGGAGCTCGTTGATCATTTGGGATTGATGGGATTGAGGGGATTGATGGGACTGATGGGATTGGTGGGATTGAGGGGATTGATGACCGATTAACTATTTTCTGTTAACCATTTTTCTATCAACAACACCTATGTTTTAAAGATTTCCTCGGCATCGGCTTCGGTGATTTCTTTGCCGGTAAAAACAATGCGGTTAATTTCCCGAAGTGTTGCTTCTGGTAATTTATGAAGGTTGTCAACATCTACTTTGACCGTGTTGTTGTTGTTTTGGATTAGGATATAAAAGGATTGTTTTTCAAGGCGTTTAGGATCTTCGAGGTCGGTAGGTTTTTCACCTATGGCTTTCAGGAGGTTGGCGTGTTCGATGGCGATTGTTTTCCTTGCGGTGGCTGAATTATCATTGTTGCATTTGGTGATATTGGCAACAATGTCGTTGATTAGCCAGGTATGCCAAAAGTCGAAATCAAAAGTATGGAGTGAGTTGAAAAGCCTTGCTGCAAGGCGGATATCGTTGTAAGCTGTTGAAAATGAAATTTCGGGGAATTTAGAGCGCAGCAAAGAAATTGCATTTTTCTGGACAGGGTTTTTATCCAGGATCTTTGTTGCAGACAATAGCCGGTCCATTTGGTTTTGTTGGATTGGCGAAAGCGGCGATGACGCAGGATCCAGGATATGGGCTTTTATCAGTTCGTAGTCGGTTTCTTCGAGGGAGGGGCGGCTCATTGGTTGATGGGGTTGATGGGTTGATGGGTTGAGTAGTTGAGTTGTTGGTGGGATGAGACGTGAGCATCACGTCTGTACGGGGTTGATTAGAGGATTGAATCTTTGAAGTAGGTTACGAATAGGGTTTGGGCGGGGGTGCTGCCGTTAAGGGCGGCATTCTTGATAGATGTGCGTAGTTCTATTTCAGAGCTTAGACGGCCGGTGCAATAGGCTTTGTAGGCATCGCCGATTTTGTTGGTGATCAAGTCGGTAAAATCGTCTGCATCGACTTCGATATTAATGGCGATTTGTTCTGGGCCGAAAAACAGGGCGGCCATTTCCTGTATTTCGTTAAGCTGTTCCTCGGAGAAATGCATCGTTAAGGTTTTTAAGGTCGAATTCAAAAACTGTGGGATCTGTGAATATTATGCCTCGTTCCATTTTTGGGTTGTCCGTGGCGTTCTGGCTGGTTACAATGGATATTTTCCAATTGTCATTCCAGAGCAGGGCAACCTTGGCATGTACGGAAGTACACCGATAATTGAAGCAACTTGCAATCATCTGGAAGGGTTTAGGGCTTATGCTCCTGACCCGGTTGTCCAGGATAAGTTTGAAGGAAATAATCTTTTCGTGCTCGATATGGTTCTGAAGCTGCTGTATGCTCTTGGTCGAAAAGGAGTAGGAGGTCATGAATAAGTGGACAGGCCCGGTTTGTTTAATTAGGTACATGATCAACCGCACCAGGTTAAAATTGCCAAAACTGTAGAAGTGGGTATTTACAGCAGGGTTTAATTTACCGATGGCGAGGGTAAGGGATTTGTCAATATCGGAAATAAATTCGGCTGGTTGGATGGCATCTTCGGTAAAGGTGATGGGTTGGAGCTTTTCTTGCTTCTTGCCAACCGGCTTTTGTATTTGTGCTGGCTTTGTATTGGTTGATTTTGTTGAGTGGAGCATGGGGTCATTATTAAAAACTCACCCCCTGCCCCCTCTCTTTGAATGAAAGAGATGGGGTGGATTGGTGGTAAAGTGGATATTTTAGGTTTTAAGTACTCACCTCCCTGCCCTCTCTCTTTGAAGGAAAGAGAGGGGGTGGATTGGTGGTAAAGTGGAGTTTTTGCTTCGCGTTCAAAGTTCAATGCTTCGCGTTTAAGGTTCAATTGTTGTTGATGGCTACGAAAATTGGGATGTTAATG